TCTAGCTCTGATAGCTTACGTGCTTTCTCTGAGATGAATGCCCACTCTACCATCTTACTCCTACGCTTTAGCTCCTTAGCATCATTGTCTTTGATAGGATCAGTAGATAGGAACAACTCTTTGTTCTCAATCATTGCATTGTAGACTGGTTTGTTTATCTTCCAAGCAGTCTGTTGTAGTTTGTTAAGTGCTTGTACCCAAGGTGCATAGGGGTCTATTGGATCTCCTTCTACCCGACCCTTTATGACTGGTCTTTCCACACCATTTATCTTCTGGATCATACCAGATATATTCCTTGGTCTTATGGTACTTGTAGAGGCTAAGGGAAAGCTTCCACCTTTATCTGGGATCACACCTAACTCGTACCACCTATGTGATGCAGACACCACGTGGCAGCTGTCACGGGTCTTAGCATAGGACAAGTCTACAAATCCTAGGTTGTATAAGGCTTCTATGAACAGGTCTCCTATGGACACCACAGAGCCCCACGGGAGGGGCTCTCGGTCTAGTTCTTTACCAATACTCTGACCTACCTTAGTAGATGCATTAGTGAGTGTGGTTGTGCCAGCTGGGCTTGAGCTGGTGTCCTTAGTGAATTGCATTTGGAGTATCGATATGCTTTTAATAACATACCTCTCCATACGTTCACTATAATTCCCAGACAATCTCATTAAGAGCCCAGCAAGATGGGGTCTTCGACGTGCAGGACTGACACCATCTACCCTATTGACAAGGTAATCAACTATCTCTTGGATTGCTGACATGTATTCTCCTATGAAGTTAAGTAATCAAAACCAACCTCTTTATTTTGAAGTCGGGTAGTTTGTGCATCGTAGGTAGCAGAACCAGCATCACCTGTCTTACCTGTGAATCTAGACTTTAAGACTCTGAATTTAACAGTGTTACGTTCATACTCATCATCTGCTGTTAGGTTCCTAGAGAATGCAATGATATCAAATGATATCTGTTTGATAGAACCAGAGCCCTTGATGTCATCGATGGATGCAATGTTACCATCCTCGAATGCTTTACCACCTTGTGCTTTACGTAAGTGTGAGATCAACCCAAGCCAGATGTTGTGCTTCTTAACAATCTTAAGTAGGTCAGACATGAACTTGTCAATGGCTTCGTTACCAGACAACCCATCACTTCCCTCAGACACAGCAATAGTTATGTGGTCTAGTACTAAATACTTACAACCCATCAGTGCCATGTACTCAATCTTATCTATAAGACTATCATCACCTACTGATCCTTGGTGGTCTAGTAATACTAGTCTTTCGTCTCCAAAGACTTCATCAAAACCCTGTCTAAGTTCGTCTTCATCCGGAGGTGTATCCTCATTAAGAGACTTCTTGAGAACCATGCCAATGAACTTCTCTGCCGTATCTCCAACGCTCTCTTCCAAACTGACAAGCCCAATGCGGTCTTTTGTTTTCGAGAGGAGATCCAATATAATCTCTTTGATAATAGTAGACTTACCACTCCCAGTTCCAGAAGTGAATAGAGTAATCTCACCATGTCTAATTCCTTTTAGTTTATCATTTAAACCATTCAAACAATCAGGGTAGGGTACACACTCTACATTCTGTCGTTGAATGAATTGTTCCCAGATAGGTTTACCTGTAACGATACCTGAGGGGTTCCAACTTTGTGCATTCCACACACACTCTAACAGAGTCTTCCAACCATGCTTAAGTAATGTAGCATTTGCGTCATTCTCTGGTAGCTTTGCGACCTTAGCCTTACCCGGCTTAATCATCTTACCTAGGAAGTCAGACATCTTCTTGCCAGCTTCATCTTGATCCATCATAATTACGACAGTCTTGAAGGAGTTTATCCAATCCCTTTGAGCAAGAGCACAAGAGGTAGCAGATGAAGAAGGTACAGCAACCACAGAATAGGTTCTTCCATACTTTTCTTTGTACGCCTGTGCCACGCTGAGTGCATCGACTTCTCCTTCGCAGATGACCAGCGTAAATCCTCCAGTTGCTTGCTGTTGTCCAAACAATTCGACATTCTTAAAGTCTCCATGAGTACGAAACTCTTTAGGGAGCTTACGCTCTTTGTATGCAGCCAGCTCTCCTCCAACAGTGTAAGGGTAGAAGTGTGATTGAGGTTTGCCATTGATATCTACAGACATCTTAACATTGAAATGATCAACCACACCCTGAGAGATCCCACGACTAGTCATTGGGTAGCTATTGTATGAGCTTACCTCGTCAATCATAGATGAGTTGATGAGGAAATCGTCTTGATCTATTAGTTCCATTTGTTTTCTTTCATTTAAAAATACAGTTGTTCCACATGAAAAGCAATGGGTTCTTGGGTTATCATCATTGTATATTTCATTGGCATTTGAGCTGCCACATTTATCACAGTTAGTTTTCACCAGAAATCCCTTTCGGTTTTTATATCACGATTACGATTCTTTTTCTGTCGAGTCTTCGAATGCTTCGAATCCCACTTCAAGTTCTTCTGCTTTTGCAACTCGAACCCAGAGGTATTCTCTTCCTCGTTTAACTCTGTCTCTTTGAAGGATAATTCCTTGTACCGTTTTATCATTGAACTCCTCGAATATATTTTGATAGGTATCAAGTAAAGGTTTAATTATATTATCTAAGTCAGAGGCTTTGTTAGAGAGGCCAGCATACACAATGAAGTGGACAGGGTTGTCTTTAAACTCCCATGTCTCACCCATAAGTATGACTGCCATCTCCTCTTGAAACCTCTTATAGTCAGCTGTCTTGTAGGTTATCCTGCCTTTCCTTACAAACATTCTGTTTGCTGACAGTGGTTTTATCTGGAATAGGTTTTCCATTGCGCCTCTCTGCTGTTCTAATAGCATGACAGTTATGGCACACCACTTCTGTTTTAAAGACTTCATTAAGGATGTCACCGATATCTTTATCCCAAGATACCATTCGTGATACATCGTGAAGCTTCTCATACTTAGGAAGGTGATCAAAGCCTAGAGCATCTGGATGTTCATTGTAACCACAATCAACACAACCAATGTCAGTCTTCAGTATCCCGATGAACTGACGTTTGTTCTTTCGACTTATGCTCTTCAATTTGTTTTTTAATGTCATCTAATTCTTCCCAAGATGTTACCATTGTTAATAGTCGTTTGGAAATATCAGGATCTCCGGATCCATTTGTTCTCCAAGCAGCCCTTACCCTATTCCACCTGCGGTGCATAGGAACTCCATGTAGTATCTTCTCTGCCTTCTTAGGTCCAATCCCTTTAATTCCAGGTATGTTATCAGACCTATCACCAGTAAGGCATTGAAGCATAAGCTTTAAGTTAGCAGTGTCTTCATCAACCTCTGTGATTACTTTCTTTACAAAGTTGTAATGTGTTCCAGGTATCTGTAAAAGATCTTTGTCAATACCTACAACTGTATACTCTTGGTTTACATCTCTGCATTCAGCAGCCCAGATAGCAACAAGATCATCAGCTTCCATGTAGTCAGCTTCAACAGCTTGGTACTTCTCAACCATGTATTTGTGTCCATAGTTCAACGCTTCTTTAACGCTAGGTTCTATCTCCCTTCGAGTTCCTTTGTAGAGAGGGTACATCTCCTTTCGGAAATTACCCCTCCCTTTAATTGCTACGAGAAAACTATCAGACCCACAGTTACGTTGGATCTCTCTCATAGTGCTATCAATTCCCACACGAATCTCTTTTTGTTTGGTTGTTACACAAGCCATCCTAAAGTAGATTGAGTCTGAGTCTACCAGTATTACTGCATTATCAGTGAACATCTGCGTAGCTTTCTCCTATTATGTACTCACCACCATCCATGCATGTTACATCGAACATCTTTGGACCAGCAGAAAAGGACTCTGTTAGTATTTCCCCAACACGTTTAGCATCGTCAGGGTGTGATTGGAATGCCATCTCATCATGGTAGAACAGACGAGGTTCGGCACGTAGTTTCTCTTCACGTATCTTATCCCATGCCCACATCAGTGATGCCTTACAGGTAACACCTTCAGCAGCTTGGAGTAAGTAGTTAAGAGTTTGATGACCAGACCCACAGAACACTGGGCGTCCATCAAGTGCAGGGAACCATCCATCACCTTGTTGGTTAGATGTTTTGTTCCAGATGTTTAAGAGTTTCTTCTTAAGTTCTTCTAAGCCTTTGATGCCCTTAGAGAAATCAACACGTGACTTACGGCCTACTTCGCTATTGGACTTACCGGATAATACTTGACCCAGCTTAGCATCACCTGCTCCAAAGAGGTAAGCGTACAGATAGCCTTTAGCTATGGGTCTAGAACAACCAAGTGCATCAGCATTGCGCTGGTGTTGGTCACCATATCGTACTTCCTTAGTGAACTCATCGTTATCTACGTAATGACAAAGACCACGTAACTGATTACCAGCACTGTCTGCACCAACAATAACGTATCCGGGATCAGGCTTAAGCATCCCACGTATCTCTTTACCCCAAGGTGTTTCAATACCTGGAAGGTTTGCAATTACCTCATGACGTACTCTGAAGGTAGGTGTACCGATAGTCCACATGTTACCATGAAGTCTCTTGTCCTCAGAACCTTCTACCTTTTCCACCCAGCCCTCCATAAGAGAAGCCTTGTGACGTAGTACATAGTACTCATCAACCATCATACCAACTTCCCCAAGCTTAGCCAATGAGGATGTTGTGAGTTTAGGTCCAGTAGTTACCCATTCTCTTCCGATTTTCTTTCGGTTGTAATCGTCTGGTTTCCATCCGATAGTGATGAGCCAATCTTTAACCGCTTCTTGAGATCCCAGTTTAGCTTGTTCCTTAGTTGTTCGTTGGAATTTGAAAGTTGGTCCTGCGAGATGGGTGTCTGTGACCGCAACTTCCGTTCCAAAATATTCGCTAAGCAGCTTGGCAGTAGTCGCATTGTACTTTCCATTCTTGTTGTATTTAGGGGACTTAGGTTCTTTGTCAATGTAAACAACCTTAGTTCCCATCTGAGGTTCAATGGTGTTAGATATTTCAGCCATACGTTGTTGCATGATACCTACTAGAGTCATAGCTTCTTCCATATCGAAGTACCAACCCTTGTTCTTACAGAAGGCATTGAACTTTGCTGTCTCATGTTCAGCTTTCATACCTAACTTAATCTTAGGGTTAAATTTAGCAACCTTCTTGTACTCTGTAAGTAACTCATAGTACACATCAACATTCACACGAACATCTTGTACACAGTAGCGGAGCATCTCACGTGAGTAAGCATCCCAACCACCTTCATATGAAATCTTATTGTTGCCTAGGTGTTCACCCCAACCAGCAAGACCATGCTTGTGTGCTCGTTTGTATCG